AGCGTCTCTGTGCTGGCAGCCTGCGCTTGTCGCAGCCACAGCACCTCTTGGGCGCCGTCGAGAGGGTCGGCCGGCAAGCCGTCACCCAGCTCGATTCCCGGCAAGCACTCTGCGACCGTCTCGATCTTCTTCTCCAGGGCTATCGCCGTCCCAAAGGCCCAGCCCATCGCCTGTAGGGCCATGTGCTCTTTTCCGCTCCGATTGAGGAGGGTTCTGAGTTGGCTCAACTTCATTGCGTACCCCGACACCGCCCTCTGGATCGTCGCGGTATTCCCCTGAATACCCCAGGTCAGGGGTGCGTACCCAGCGACGGTGACCATGAGCTGGGTGATGTGGTCCATCCATTTGATGTGCTCCTCAGCCAAGAAATCGGGCTGGACGATGTTGATGAGCTTACCGGGGTCGGTGCCCAGCGGCGCACGCAACCGGCTGCCACCGGACAAGATGAAGCCGTCGATTTCGAGGCGGCCCGTCTCGTCGGCCAGGCTCCGATCCACAAACACCCTGGGTGTGGCCTTGCGCCCACGGTCCAACATAAGGGACTCAGCCTCGTTGATGAGGTCGAACACCGGCCCCAAGCCGAACATGTCCGACTCGGCACCCGGTATGTTCTCCCAGGGGATGAGCGTCGGAGAATCCAGGCCCGTCTCCCACTCGTCATCGAGTTCGGCAAACTCCGGCAGCTTCTTGAGACTGACGGCATCCCCCAGCTCGCCGTTGTCACCCTTGAACAGCTTGCGTTCCACGAGGCCCGTCGAGTGGGACTCGAGGAGACGATAGACGATCTTCTCCTCACCCTTCTCATGGGACTGGCGCTCGAGCACGACGATGCCGCCAACGTAGAACGTGCCGTGCTTGCGATGCCAGATGATCTGGTTTTCCTCAACCAAGGTGAGCAGCGGCAACTTGGAGATTTCCTCGTCGTAGAGGACACGGATGCCGATGTTGCCGTCCTTCGCCGTCTTGATGCCACCGAGGATGGCGAACGCACCGAAGTCGTTAATACGCTCGATGTCGTCCACCAGGTCCGTGAACTGGTCAGATGTCACCTTCGGCGTCTCGGAGAACAGAAGGGCGGCGCTGAACCGGCACAGCTCCCGCGGCCAGCCGATCGGCACATACACCTCGGTACGTGGTCCCACAATGGCAATGTTGGGGTTGGACTGAATGAGGCGCTGCCGGTCGTTGTCGTAGCGCAACTGGTAGCTCTTGATGAGGTCCCAGTGCTTCTTGGTGTGGTCGTCAGGCGGCCATCTCGGCGTTTTCTTCTGCGCCGCGAGCAGATTCGCAAAGAACTTGCTTGGTTCAGCCATCAGTCCTCCTCAACCTGACCGATCATATCAGATCGTGCGGCGTACACGCAGGTAGCTGCATCAACAGTATGGTCGTGCCCCTTCATCGGTTTCTCATCGCCGGCACCGGACTTCTTGTCCCAGGCATAGGATTTCGAGTCGATGAAAAGTTGCGGACACGCTGCGGAAATAGCCTCGTTGGCGTGCTCCAAATACCATTTACGTGCCAAAATCCCAACACGTTTGTACGTGGCGAAGGGCACCGGCTGAATCAGCGTCGGGATGCCCGCCTGCTCGAAGTGAGCGGCCAGAGCGGCGTTCTCCGTCGCACCGGCGGCGTCGGCGTAGATCATCTCGATGTTCCATTCGGTGCAGATGCGACTGATGTCGTCCATACGAGCGCCCAACTCGATGCGCTGCCAGATGTGCTCGTCCACCCAGGCCAAGCGCCCGTCCGATGTCTCATAGGCTATTTCGAGAGCACATTCGTTCTGTCCCCAGTCAAGCCCAGCCGAGGTCACGGGGCGTATCAACTCACGATGCGCCACGTCCTGTAACTCCTTGATGGGCGCTGGTGTCATCCACTCCCTGCTCCGCTTGCGAGCCAGTCCTTCGGGTGTCTGAGGCTCGACCATCATCAAGCGATTGTTGACCCACGCCTGCACGATCCCCGGCATCTGGAATCCCTTGCCGTTCTCCCAGGCTTGCTCGAGCAGCTCACCGGGGAACACAGCGCCCGAGTAGGCGAGCGGCGAGGACATCATCTCCTGCTCGAACACCTCCTTGGGGTTGTTGAGCCGGAACTCCTCGATTTCTGCATCGTCTATGTACGGGTTGTCGGCCGTGATGAACTTGAAGGCTGCCCATTCCGTGTTGGCAGGGTTCATGGCGTTGCGCCACAGGTCGTAGAACCAGTTCTCGCCGTTGAAGGTACCGATGAGCAGGGCAGACCCCTTCTTGTCAGCGAGGGATGCCCGCAAGACGCTGAACCACACCTCGGACGGACAGAACGCCGCCTCGTCCACCACCACCAGGTCGTTGCCTTCGCCTCGAAGGTTGTCCCATCGTTCGGTGGACCCGAAGATCATACGCCCACCCGTGGACAGGTAAATCTCGCCCAGCGTCTTGTTCAGCTCCCTCGAGCGCGCCGGCAAGGCTCGAGCCACCATGCGGAACCCGATACGGCTCTGAGCGTGTGACGAAGATACCCAAGTCACCACGGCGTCCGGTTTCGACGCTGCCACCTCGATTGCCTTTGCGGCTGCAAGCATCGTCTTGCCGAAGCGTCGGCCGGCAGCAACCACCTTGAAGCGTGCCGGCGATTCCCATACCTCACGCTGACCGGGATGGAGTGTCAGGTCGAGAACCCACTTAGAGACTGCGCGGTCCAGCACAGCCTCCTCTGCTGCGACTCTAGGCATCTTCGCCTGTTTCCATGCCCATGCCCCTCAACACCTCTACCCACTTCAGGTTTATCGAGGCGATCAGCCCACCGAGGTGTCCCATCAACATCGTGGGACTCGTCACGGTCTGCAAGGCGTAGACGCCATCCCCCACATCCACGTTCAACTTGACCAGCAGCCAGCCCTCGACCGTGTACGGCCCGAAGTACTTCTCTGCCGGTTGGCACTCAACGGCCTGCATCTCGAACAACTGTTCGTTCTCACGGAAGAACTGATCGACTGCACCTTGCCGGACCTCCATCAGTTCCTCAAGCGTGAAGGCGGCTATCGCTGCTCGCAACTCCCGTTGCTGCTTCTTCCCCATCACTCATCGCTTCCCTCAATAAAGCGTGCGCCAACGGTGACAGCCGGCGCGAAGTCCTCTGTTCCGCCAATACGCACCACGATCTCCGTGCGAGACGGCCCCGTGTCCCCACGACGTGCCACCAGGGAGTCGAACCCACGAAGGCGAGCAATCTCTCGCGCCGAATCGAGGCATAGTCGGAGGTAGTTGGACGCAGCAAGGCTGCCACGTGCCGTACCGAACGAGTCTCGGTGGGCTTTCCAGGATCGACCCAGGATAGCCTCAAGCTGCCCGATGATCTTCTCAAGTTCCTCCTCCGAGTTCTCGAGCCGAGAAAGCCGGAGCTTCGCCTCGACGCTCAGGTACTTCTGGATCGTCGCACGCGACAGTCCTAGCTTTTTGGCAATGCTGGTCTGAGTGTGGCCGGAGGAATAGAGACGCCAGGCTTCCATGCGCCTCTCCTCGAGGCCAGCCATCTCCAGATCCACTCCTGCCAGCGGCGGGAGTTCCACCGGCGCGTGAATACCCAGCTCAGGCGCCCGAGCGGCGAGCACGGGAAGGGAAGCATGGCTCACGAACAGCCTTTCCGTTTGCGGGTAGCGAGCACCTTCTTGACAGATGCAACCGCCCCGGCAGCGGAGGAGACAGCCTTGCTAGACGGTGGAGACTTCTGCTTCGGATGGCGAGGCGGTTGCACGTAACCTAGCATAGCCTGCATCGTCCTCTGTGGCAAGCTCGAAGCGGGCCACGATAGGAAACGGCGAATCGTGGTCCTGGTATTCCAGGCTGCCGATGCGGTCGGGCTGGAACGGCCCTTCGGGAGCAAACCCGTTCAGAGCGTCCTCGTACTCATCGAGAGTAGCGAACTGCACAAAGACGTAGCGCCTCTCTGGACGTGGGGCTGCCAGGGCTTCCTTGAGGTTTGCCATCAGTGCTTCCTCAGGCTTGGGTACTTGGCATACACCTTGCGCCGGACCTGCGCCGCAACGGGCTTGCCACTCGAGCGCGCCAAAGCGTTACGAGCGTGGCTGATGTCGGGAATCGGGTAAGAGCCACTGACGGCGCCTCCCTTTTTGCTGTCCTTGGACGGCACCGCCTCGTTCTTGGGCGAAATCCGCTTGCGTTGTGCTGCTGTCAGTTTTGCCATCGCACCTCCTAAATACGCTTGATGAGGTAGAGCGCCAGCAAGATGGCAACAACGAGAATCACGATACCGAGCGCGCCGAGTCCGAACATTACGGTCCCTGGAAGCCTTGTGCTCCGGTTGCACCCTGCGGTCCTTGCGCGCCAGTTGCACCTTGCGTGCCCTGTGTGCCAGTTGCACCCCGTGGACCGGCAGCAGCCAGGATGATGATGTTCTCGCCGCCCACGGGCGCTTGGTTCTTGTCCGTGTCGGTCGTTTTCCCGTAGCCGGGCGGGTAAGCCGGGTTCCAACTCATGCTCGCTCCTTACTGCGCCTGGGGCAGGCTGTCGAGGTCCAGTGTAGCACCTGGCGAGTTGTACGGCACGACGATGCTGTACGAGCGACTCGGTACGCCGGTGATGAACTCGGTGACGGTGTACGTCACGCCCGACTCGACTGTCGTCGGATCGTTCGTCGCCGGGAGTGCCTGAGACAGCACGCCGGCGACAAGCGTGGCGATGATGGGCAACGGTTGGATGATGCCGGTGGCGCCGTCACTCAGCGAGTGCGACGCTTGGAAGGTGAACGTTCCGGCTGCCGGGGTTGGAGTGCCCTGCGCGCCCACGCCTGTAAAGCGCTTGGCGGTGAGGGTGATGATGGTGGGCCAGGACATGTCAACAGCATAGCATGTCGGTTTTGATGCGATGCTTGCGTGCCTTGGACTTTTTGCCTGAGATTCTAGTACAAATCGCGATCCGGAAGCAAATCAAAAAAAATGATGGGACGTATCTAACGTACAGATGGATGGGAACTGCTTGGGAACTGCTGTTCAGAGACTCGGGAACCGCAACCTACCGCCGAATGAAGTCAGCCGGAACGCGGGTGTGAGGGAACTTCGCACCCTTGCTGTCCATGTGCAGAGCGAGGCCGTCACCAGGCTCCTGGCGGTTGTGAAGGGTTGCACGAGCGCCCATCTTGGCGGTACCACGGCCGGATTGCTTGCCGTACTTGCGCTCCGAGCGGTGGACGTTGCTGCCGTGCTTGTTGCCGATCTTCTTTTTCTGAGTGTCCAGCTGTGCCATGACAGTAGTTTACCAGAAACTCACATGACGTGTGAGTTTCTGGTACTTCGGTGTTGCACTAAACATTCACTGAAAGCGAAGATTTCACTACCTAGTGAATATGCCCCACACTGAATCGGTGTCAGACGACTACCAGAATGTGAGTCCGTACTGTCGGGGGCCGTCGTGGATGGCGACGAGGTTCGCCTGGGTGTACGGGATGTTCTCAGGAGGTCCCGACGACACCGTGACGAGCCGGCTGATGTTGAACCGGCACTCGATTTCCGGCACGAACTGGGCTTTGTGAGTCATGGTGTAGTAGTGGAAACTGTGCTCGTTCCAGAACGAGATGTGAGTGGGATCCTCCCAGGCACCCCGGCCGTCCGTCGAGGGCGTCATCGAGAACAGGAACCCACCGTGGGTTAGCTTACGCCACATGAGGTTCATCAGCTCGACCACCCGGCTCGGTGGGATGTGCTCGAGGAAGTCCACGGCACGAATGACACCGACTGACTCGTCAGCACAGGCTGTCAGCACGTTGAACACGTCCCCCACAATCACTCGAGCGTCGAGTGCATAGTCATGCATGTCGATGCCTGAGTATCCAACAGGTGGTCCACCAGGACCGGATCCGAGGTCAAAGCATGAAAGTCTCCGGCGATGTGCCCATGCCAGGGCGTTCGCCTGCACGTCACGCTCGTAGAGTGCAGCGTTGATGTTCTGGATGGCGGCGTTCGTCTCGGTGTCACGCTGGGTGTTGAACTTGTGCATCCGTTGGAAGTACAGGCAGCGGTTGATGTGGTAGAAGTCGGCTACCTGGTACATCCTCGAACAGAGGTCCTGGTCGTCGCACACCTTGAAGGTGTCGTCGTGCCCGCCGACTTGTTCGTAGACGCTGCGCCTATAGGCGCGAACATGGTTCGGGGCGTAGTAGATCGTGCTGGCGTTCTGCGGATACGGCTCCGAGGAGTGCGCCACGCTGTACGTCACGTCTCCCTCGGGCATCCCGTAGTAGAGCCAGCCGTGGGCAGCGTTGAACTGGTCGAAGTTGGGCGAGCCGTCCTCGTTGATCTGCGAGCAGTCCGAGTAGACGAGTCCTACCCCGGGGTGCTGCTCAAAGGCAGCAACCACTTCCTCTAGGCAGTGTGGCAGCATCACGTCGTCGTGGTCGAACTCGACCAAGTAGTCGCCGGTGGCGAGATTACACGCCTTGCGTTTAAGGGCGCCAACATTGGCAACTCCATCGAGGACCTGCCGAACCTTTACACGCTTGTCAGCCTTGATCGGAGCGGTGTACCATTCACGGCCGGCGCCTCCGTTGAGCAGGACGATCCACTCCCAATCTGTGAAGGTCTGAGCCTGGAGGCTCTTGAAGCACTCTCTCAGGTACTTGGGATTGTGGCTGGGCGTGAACACCGAAACCTTCACAGCGCCTCCGGTTGGTGTTGGACGGTGAACCACTTGCCGTCATACAGGTTGCCAGGGATGACATGAGGCTGCACACCCAGCACCCACGACACATAGGGCAGCGAGAGCTGGTCCTGAAGGGACCACTCGAGGATTTCCTCCCACCATCGCTGCATCCATTCGTGGAGCAATGCCGAGTCCCGTCGAGGCAGGATACCGGCAGCGAACAAGTCGCCGGGATCCTCGTGTCTGGCGATGACCGTGCCGCACCACAGCCCGCCGTCAGCCGGATAGCCCTGGTCGGAATAGTGCTTGACCTGCTCGATGAGCCGCTGTCCCTGGTACTTCGGCATGTTCACCGATACCATCGCCTCGCTGTAGATGCCGGTACGGTAGGGATGCCGGAATGCCGCCAAATCGAAGCCATCCAGGTAACCCAGCATGTCCTCAGCGAATGTAGGAGACGTGACGGTCACGCTGCTGTCTATCCAGATCGTGTACTCGTACCCAGGCAATGCCATCCAGGGCAGCACCTTGTACCACTTGGCTCGCAGGCGTGGTGATGCATCTTTGGTACCGTTATATCGCAGCGGCGTCCAAGTCCATCCCGCATCCTCGGTTCCACGTTCGTCCTCCGTGAAGGCTATCCAATCGCAAGGAATGGATTGTGAAAGGATCGGCTTCATCTTTTCGTAGTTGCCGGCACATGCGGTGTAGAGAGCTACCCTCATTCAGGGTCGCCCTGCAACGCTTGGTAGATAATGCGATTAGAGTTAGCCTTGAGAGCAACGAGCGCCTTGTAATACTGCTGCTCGAGCAACCGTACGACCTCAATCTCCTTGATGAGGTCTTCGGGACCGTCGCACATCTCCTCGTCGTGGAACTCGCCCAGGGCGTCAATGATAGCGGCGGGCCAGTCGAACGGCTCGCCGGCCGGTGTGTCCCACACCAGGTCCAGTTCACGCAGTCCGGCCGGTTGCAGCACCTCCTCGGTTTGCCGGGTTAGGGCGTCGGCCACGGCGAGCGTAGCGAGAACCTGGGCCTTGCGAGCAAAGTTCGCCCGAGTTAGGGGAATGTCGGTGGATAGGATGTCTTGCGCTAGTTGGTAGTTAGTTGTCATGCAGGACATCCTACACGCTTGCGGGGATGAGTGCAACTATTCCTGAGGTTGTCAAAAACGCGCCGAACGGTAACCCATAGGTTGTCATGCAGGAAATCCGATAGTTGTCATGCAGGAAATCCTCTACGTTTGCGAGGTTGTGTGCAACTTTTCCTGCGACGATTGTCTCGGTCGGAAAGCCAGGAGTTCACCATGTCGCCACAGGTCGTGCCGATGACGGCTGCCAGGGCGAGAGCCAGGAGAATCATGCCAGACGTGAGACAGACGCCGTAGTGGAAGATGCTGGCGCCACCGACGCCGACGGCGAAGGCGCTTCCTTCGTCGTGACCCACCTCGGACAGGCTGGCAACGATGCGTCGCCGCCACTTGCTCCAACCCTCGTTGGAGAGAGCGTCGATTTTGATGGCCTCGAAGATGTCCATGAACAGCATGGAGCAGAAGACAAGTATTGCTATCAACATTGGTTTCTCTCGACGTAATCTGCTAGTTTGCGCAAAAGGGCCGGATCATCGAAGGCGTGTCCGATGGACGTGTTGCAGTTACTACATAGCCAACCACGAAATCGGCCAGTCACATGGTCGTGATCTAGATGAAGCCTTCGTCCACTCTTGTTGACTTTCCCACACTCTTCACAGACGGAGGGTATGGGCCGGGTAGGGTACTCGGCCTCTGGCCGACCGTCCTTCCGATCTTGACACGTGACCCTTGACCATGCTAACTGTACGGGATCACCTGGGGGTCGATTGCGATTGTAGGCTTTCCAATAATCGGCATTGTTCAGATACCAAATGCGCATCTTGGTTCGCTGTTCTTCACGATGCTCCTGGTACCAACGACGATTGTAGGCTAATCTATCTTCTCGACTTTGTGGCACGTCTCTATTGTATCACATCAAAAACTACGATGGACCAGAACACGATCAGGGCTACGAGCATGGCTGTCGCTGTATTTCGTCCACAGGATTATGCACAGGCTCTCCAAGAGGTATGCCCGGCCCTAGGAAAGAGGCCGGGCAGGTCGGGGATGACCCGGTGCCAGCATAGCACAAGGCCCCTGTCCCGTACGTCTAGAACTGGGGACAGGGGCCTTGGTTACCATCACGACGGGACCTTCTCGGTTTGCTACTTAGGACGCGTCCCCCGTTGCCCGTCAAGTGAAGCGGGGAGCCTGACGTGTCTAGTCTACACATCAACCAGCGTGTCGTCAATGCCTTCTTTTGAACACGGCTATCTCGCTGTTCTCTGCCGGCTGGTAGAGCACTTGGTATGTCTCCCAGTCCTTGTCCTCGAACAGGAGTTGCAGATCACCCTGCCTGAAGTCGTGGACGTGGAACTCGTTGGTCCCCACGGTCGGGACGATGGGCACCGAGACGAGGATCCAGCAGAAAGCCGACTTGAGCACCTCGACGTAGTGGTCGAAGTACTCGAGGTGCTCGAGCGTCTCGAAACCGATAGCAACGTCGAACGGCCGTTCCGGCTCCCAGGTCTGGAGGTCGGCTTTGATGGCACAGCTCGCCGGGCAGAACGTCGGGTATACCCTGTCCACGCCGATGTACTCATGGGGACGCATGATCATGTAGCCGTAGCCCGAGCCACAAGCGGCGTCGAGCACCACGTCGAGGCGATACCGGACGAAGCCC